AAGGTCTTGAACGGTACTGTAGGGTACGACCGTCACTGAGTTGAACATTGAAAGATACACTCATATCATTCATCCTTATGGTGATATAGGCACCAGCCTATGTGAATAAAAAGAATAGCATACAATAGTATGCCTGCGTCATTGAGCGACATAATACCTCCTGCATTTGCATGTATGTGTTGTCGGTATGCTATAAAAAACCGAAGGCACCCAGTTAAGGGATACCTCCGGAAGTGGGGGAATAAGTGGGAGCACAGGGCTCCCGTAGAACACTAGGGGCTAGAAGTTAACAGCCGTAGCTGATGAAGTAGCTGTGTCCGAATCAACCTCTAACTGTAGCAAAGCAGTAGATAGTCGATCTTGGTTGGACTTCTTAGTGTCGAAGTCTAACGCTCGAACCGCAACTATACGCACGTTAGTACCAGCTTTGAACTTGGTACCATCTTTACGTACACCAGCAGGGTAGTCACGAAGCTCAAAGAGAACATGAGCAGTAGCACCATTCTCTAAGTCATCCTCGATATCATTACCATCCGTATCCTGAATACTAACAGGAGGAACAGTAACATCCATCGCACCATACTTGGCATTCGTACTATACCAGTAACCACCATCACCAGCTTCTTTCAGTCCTAGCTCAGCCAGACCGTCACCACTAAGATGGGCTCCGTACTGTAGACCGAATTTACCATTGTATGCTCTACGTAGCTTACACGCAGAAATGGTTACGTTAGGTATAGCAACTTCTCTAATTTGAACTTTGGTTTGTTTAGACACGATAATATCCTCTTGGTATAAAACCACTTGGTAAATGAATTTAAAGAGCCCCTAAGGACTCTCAAAGGAGCCCGAAGGGCTCTAAGTAATTACACACGATTACGGAGTCGACGACGCAACTCACGATCACACATTTTAGTGGCACCTCGTTTGGTCTTCATATCAGCCAGAACGAACGCTATGTGCTGAACGACCTCAACGAAGGCATACACTACAACGAATACCATTGACCCTATCACAAAGGACAAGGCAAGAAGACCCCAAGGGTCATTAAGAATGTGTTCCATGACGATACCTCCACAGTATCTTAGAGGCTCCCTAAGGAGCTTTATTAGTTGTGTGTACCTGCAGTATTCTGAGGTACTCTATTGAGTTCTAAAGGGTCTTTAGGGGCTACCCTGAGGTACCCCTGGGGTCTCCCTACGCTAGCGAGAAACTAGGGGAACTCTAGGGCTACCCGATAGAACCTCAAAGGAGACCGAAGGGCTCCCAAGGGACTCTCAGGGGGTAGGAAATAACTACAGGGTACCAGATATCACGGGTTTTACTGTATGCTCCCTAAAGACCCATTTCGGTACCTTATAGAGAGAGAGTATACGTAGGAAAACTACAACCACATATATCTATTGCTTAGGGTACGGAGGGGGCCCTAAGATCTTATGGTCCCTATAGGCCCATATGAAAAATATAGATATCTGTGTAGAGGCTAGACCCCTCCCCTTAAGGATCTTTGGGGGCATCCTCGACACGGCAAGAACCCTTAGAGAAAGAAACCTTAGGATAATATTCCTATGGTACCTCTCTCTCTGGTAACCCTAAAGGTCTGGGAGGACTACCCATGGATAACAAGAGAAGACTAGCTTTAGCTAAAGAAGCCCAAAGGCGTAGGAAGCTAGCAGAATACGAAAAGAACTTTGAACTCTTTTCAAAAGAACAGATTAAGATATTGACTAAAGATTCTTCTAAAGGCTTTGTACCTTTTGAGTTTAACGATGCCCAGAAGATAGTCAATGAGAAGATTGATAAGCAGCTTCAGGAAACAGGCCGTGTCAGGGCCATCATCCTTAAAGGTCGTCAGATGGGCTTGTCAACCTTCACGACTGCCAGAGTATTCTGGAAGTCATACTTCAATGCTTATAACAAATCAGTTGTCATGGCTCATGACTCAGCCACTTCTGATGCCCTCTTTAATATGTCACGGAATACTATTTCCAACATGCCTGAAGAGTTTAGGCCAAGCTTTAAGAAATCTAATGCCAAAGAAATTATGTTCGAGCACAATGACTCGGGCTATAGACTATACACGGCAGGATCCCCTGAAGCTGGTCGAGGTACAACTCCAACCATTGCACACCTCTCTGAGGTTGCTTTCTGGACCCATGATGAGAAGATCCTTGCAGGTCTTTTCCAGGGTATCTCAGAAGCCGATGGTACTGAAGTTATACTTGAGTCAACCGCAAATGGTGTGGGTAACGAATTCCATAGATTATGGAAAGGTGCTTGTGAAGGTGAGAATGATTACCTTCCTATATTCGTACCCTGGTACTTAATGACGGAATACAGAAGAACTGTCCTTGACCCCGAAGCTTTCCAAGAGACTCTTACAGATGAAGAAAAGCAGATACAAGAAATACATGGTCTTGATCTGGAACAACTTTACTGGAGGAGACTAAAGGTCGCTGAGGGTGGGCTAAGTAAATTCCGACAAGAATACCCATTAACTCCAGAAGAAGCGTTTCAAGTTTCTGGTGCTAATGTGTTTAACCTTGAGAAGCTACAGTCCCTTCTTCCTTCTACTATAATGAAGAAACAAAACTTTAACTTAGAATCATCTACCTTTATAGATCATGATCAAGGTAGCTTAGAGATATACCAGTATCCTAAGTTTGATGAGAACTTTGTTATTGGTGCTGACTGTGCCCTTGGGGTAGGTCAAGACTCATCTGCTTGTGCAGTTATGAACACAAACAATGAAGTCGTGGCCCTGTACAGAAATAACAGAATTGATCCTACACAGTATGGAGATCTTTTGTTTTATCTGGGGAGATACTACAACAACGCCCTATTGGCTGTTGAATCTAATTCCTTAGGTATAGCTACATTGAATCGTCTTAAACAGATGAGCTATGTTAATCTATACCATCAAACTAAAGTAGCTAATGTGTCTAATGAGGAAGGCACTCGTCTGGGTTGGAGAACAACTCAAGCTACTAAGCCAATGATTATTGGTCATCTTAAGAATGCGATTGAAAATGACGATATCAATCTTGCGTCCCCACGAATCATCCAGGAATGTATGGATTACGTGGCTGATGACAATGGTCGTACCAATGCTATTGCGGGTGCTCATGACGACACCGTAATCGCTACAGCTATAGCCTTAGAAGTCCTAAGAACTCACAGAGACCGTTTGTCTCGGAATAGAGTTGGATTTCAGAATCAGCAGTTTACGGAGGATACTACTGACTGGTTATAGTTGTCTAAGTTTCCCCATTAGTCCTCCAGCTAACGTTGTGGTTTAGGGTGACATGCACGTTTCGGGAATAGAAGAAACAGGAACCTTACTTACTTGAATGAATGATGGATTGTGTTAATCCAATAACGAGGAATATAATAATGCACGAACCAGAAGGTTATAAAGAAATTGTAACAGATGAGGAGTTGATGAACATCATTGACTCAGAAGTAGCGAATGCCCAGGGTAACTTTTTGGATTCCTCTGATCTTTCAGACGAGCGAGAGAAAGCTACATTTGAGTATGCGATGCAACCAATCGGACATCTTACACCGCAAGGTGTGTCTAAGATTGTGTCCTCAGATACCGTTGAAGCGGTTGAGGGGTACTCAGCAGTTTTATCCGAACTGCTACTAAATAATAAAAAACTAGCAAAATTTATACCGCATTCACAAACAGCTGTGGATGTGCACCGAGCCCGTGTTGCTTCAGACGTAGCCAATTATTGTATATTTAAAAAGAATAAAGGTTGGGAGATAATTAACACCTGGATGAAAGCAGCCCTTCTATGGAAGAATGCTGCAGTAGTCTGGGAGTATGTTGAAGATTACGAATATAAGTTTGAAGAATACGAAGAGATCTCTGCAGAAGCTCTAGATGTAGTGCTTGCAGATATAGACTCTGAAGTAGTAGGTGATTTATTTATAGATGAAGATGGTATGTACAAAGATGTACGTATCAAAAAGAAGTGCAATAAAAGCGGTGTTAAGATCCGTAACATCGAGCCAGAGTCATTCCTTATAAGCCAAGGTGCATCCTCTATTGAAGACGCATCGTTCGTTGGTATTACTACTGAAATGACTAGGTCAGAGATTCGTAAGCAATATCCAGAGCAAGCTGATAATATTGACTGGGATTCTACTGATGACCGCTATACCTTTGCACAAGCAATTAATACAGAAAGGACAGCCCGAAGAACTTCTGTGGGTCTGTCTAATGTTTCATTTAACAGCAATCAAACTACAGAAGCTAACCAAGTAGCCAGTGTACTGGAGTGTTGGTTACGTGTAGACCGTGATGGTGATGGCATCTCAGAACTAAAAAGATTTATTACTGTTGGTGATAATATCTTATTTGAAGAAGATGTTGAGTATATTCCAGTAGCAGAGCTAAAGCCTTTTGACATTCCACATGAGTGGGCTGGTCTATCTATGGCTGACATGACTCGACCTGCTACCCTTGCGTCTACTGCAATACTACGTGGTTTTGTAGAGAATACTTATCTTACTAACTATTCTCCTAAGCTAGCGGACCCTAATGTAGTTGACTTCTCTGCATTGCAAAACATGAAACCAAAACAAATTGTACCTACCAATGGTAACCCTGCAGCGGCTGTTCAGAACATGCCACCAGAAGCGTTATCAACAGGTACAGTGCCTCTGCTAGAATTTTTGCAGAAGCATAAAGAGCAAGCTAATGGGCTGTCTAAAGCAGCTCAAGGTTTGAATGATACTCTCTATGTGTCAGGTAACTCAGAACAGAAAGTATCCGCTGTACAATCTGCAGCTCAAACCCGCATCCAACATATTGCCAGAAGGTTTATGGAGACAGGCTTAGCCCATCTCTGTGAAGGTGTGTATAAGACAATGCGTACCGAGATGCGAACTCAAAGTATGAACTACTACGACCGAAACGATTTCTACAAAACCATCGAAGTTAAGGACTTACCTGACAATATGATGTTGCAAGTAGAAGCAGATGTCGGCGATGCTAGTAATCAAACTGTGTTACAAAAAATGCAAATGATTGGCCAAACGGTCCTACCTGCGCTTATGCAGGCTGGATTCCAAGGGGCCATTAATCCTGTAGCACCTGCTACTGTTGCATTTAAAACCATTGAGGCACTAGGAGAAGATCCGTTAGACTACATAGTAGACTACACTTCCGAAGAGTACAAGGAATCCGCAATGGCAGGTAAGAAACAACAGCAAGAATCTGAGCAGAAAAAGAAAGCTATGGAAGAGAAAACACTTATGACTAAGATGGCTCTCGACCAAGCAAATGTCGATTACACAAACGTACAATCTCAGAATGCTATTCAGGATAACCTGAAACAACTTGTTGTTGCCTTGGACAAATCATATCAAGAATGGTCTAAGCTATCAATCAGTGCTGCTAAAGAAGGTCAACCAGAACCTACTAAGCCTGATGTACAAGAAATGTACGAGACAGCTCAAGCCTTAATCCAAAGAACCATGACACCACCACAGGCTAATGGAGCTGGGCAACAACCCCAGCAACCAAACGGATTAACCCCAGAGATGTTACAAGCTATCATGCAAAAGGGTGGAGGTATGATGTAAGGAGGTGATCCTTAGAAACACTTGAGGGGCCCAGATGGGCCCTTCAAACTTAAGACGCTGACCAGAGGAGATCTAGTGGATAAGTATAAGAATGGGGCTAAGCGTAAGTTTAAGCCTAAGATGGACCAACAAACAGGGGAATATAAAACCAACCCCTTCATTGATTCTCAAGAATCCTTGACAAGAGCAATGTTTTCGAAGAAGCAAAGAGATGAGTTTTTTACTGAAGCTTACTCCGATATCCTCGTAGACTTATTTGTTCAATGGTTACAAACAGAACCGCACTGTACTAAAGAACGTGAATACTTATATCATGTAGCTATGGGGCTGGGTTCTGTTAAAGAACGTTTAATACAAATAGAAACTTATGGTTTCAACCAAGAGTTATTAGATCACAATAAATCTCAAGAAGGAGATAAATAGTGGATTATACAAAGATTAATGATGTAAAACTACCGAAGGCACTAGAGAGCGCTAAGCGATCCCTAGCTGCAATTGTTGACGAAGTTGCTGTAGGCCCTGGTAAAGCCAGGTTCTTTTCACAGGATTTAGTTAACGCATATAAATCTGTTCAAATTTTAGAAGAGATTACAAAAGCCCGAGCGCCTAAGAAGAAGGCAGCGGTTAACAAGGACTAATATAGGATAACAATTTTATGAGCAATGAAAACGATACAGCCTCTACCCAATTGGATGACGCTGGTTTACATGCTGGTCAAGATAGCCAATCTATAGATGACATTCCAGTACCCATGGGACCAATGGGTGAGGCCTTAGGCCTTACTCAACCTGAGGAGGAATCTCTACCAGAAGAAGATGAATCTGATCTTGACCCGGAAGATTCTGCAGAAGAAGAAGATGTACCCGAAGGAGACGCTGCAGATGAAGACGATACCGATGATTATGAGGAAGACGCTGACGAAGATGAAGAGTATGAGGATGATGACGATGAGGATTCTACCCAAGATGACGATTTACCTTTGGAAGAGGAAGTTGACTGGGAATATGAAGTACCCGTAAAAATTGATGGGGAAATTGAATATGTTTCTATTGGTGAGCTTCGTAAAGGTTTTGCTACTGATCAACACTTGTCTAAGAAGGGTAGAGAAGTTAGTGAACTCGAAAGTCAATTAAAAGAGGAATACTCTGCAAAGACTGCCGAGATTACTGAACTTGGGGCTACTTTAGCAGCACAACTACAAAACGATGAAAACGTGTTAGCTAAAGAGTACCATGACTTAGAAGCTAAGATTGAGAAAGCTCGTGATGAAGGTGATACATATGAGTTAAATGATCTTAAGGATAAACGAGAAACTGCCCAGAAGAAATACTGGGAAGCCCGCAACAAACGGGAGGGTCTCGTAGGTGCAATTCAAAAACAACAACAAGAACAACAGCAAAAACATATAGATAATCTTATGGCTCAGTTTGATGAAGATATCAAAGAACTAGTGCCAGATTTTGATGCTGATCTTGTTAGAGAGTTTGCACTTAGTGAGGGGGTACCTCAAGAGTTCCTTGATTTCATTATGGATGCTCGAGTTGTTAAGTTTGTAGATGATTACCGAAAGCTAAAACAAAAAGCTAGTACGGGCTCTGCAAAACGTAAACGAGCACCAAAAGTAAAAGGTGTACCAACAAAGCGCAAGTTATCTAAATCCAAAAAGTCGGAACAAAGAAGCGCAGCATTGCGTGAATCTGTTCTAGCTGGAAAAGGTAATGAGCAATCTGAATTAGAGTTTCTTAAGTCATTAAGCAAGTTCCGCTAACATAAGATTCAATTTTTATATTATAAGGAAATTATAAAATGGCTGCAACAAACTTTCAAACTACGGCTGTAGCTAGCCGTACATCAGAGACTGAAGATCTCGCAAGCTTTATCTCGATGATTACTCGAGATGAAACTCCGTTCTTGGCATCTATTGGCAAGACAACTTCTAAGGGTATTTTCCACGAATGGCAAACTGATGAGCTTCTTGCTCCAGGTTCTAACGCTGTTGCTGAAGGTTCTACTTTCTCAACTGTTGCTTCTGGTCAGGCTGCTGGTGGTGATCGTACTCGTTTGGGTAACTACACTCAAATTAACTCTAAGACCGTCCAGGTTTCTGGCACTAAGCGTGCAGTAGACCAAGCTGGTGTTGCTGACGAATATGCTTATCAACTTAAGAAAGTTGGTACTGAGCTTCGTCGTGACGTTGAGCTTGACGCTATTCACAGCTTTAACAGCTCAGACGCTACTGGTACTCGTACTATGGGTGGTTACCAGGCTTGGGTTAACAACAATGTAGTTAATGCTGGTGATGCAGCTGCATACACTGCCCCTGCTGCTTTAGGTGCTGGTACTGCTGGTACTATTGCTCGTGGTGCTTCTGATGCTAACCTTGATGCTATTGAACTAGGTGATGTTGATGACATCATGCAGAAAATCTATGAAGAAGGCGGTAAGGCAACTACCCTTATGACCTCTCCAAAGAACAAGCGTGAGCTGTCTTCAAAAGCACACGGTACTAGTCAAAACACTGTTCGTAACTTGGACGACACTGGTAAAATCCGTCAGAGCATTGAGTTGTTTGACTCTGACTTTGGTTCTATCCGCATCGTACCTAACTACATTATGGGTCTTTCTCACAACACTGGTGCTGATGCTACCACTGATAGTAAAGACTTCTGTGCGCTAGTATACGATCCCTCGTTCTTCAAAGTTGCTACTTTGCGTCCGCTTCAAGAAACTGAAGTAGGTCAGCAAGGTGATAGCACTATCGGTCAAATCGTCGAAGAGTGCACACTTGAAGTACGTAACCCTAAAGCTTGCGGTATGATCGTAGGTCTAGGTGGGTAATAAGTTTTAATACTTATATACCTTGGGGGCTCCTTATGGAGTCCCCTTCTTTTTATTTGGAGGAATAATGGATAACAAAATTAAAACAAATCAAGATGGAAGGACAATTCAAGTA